GAAGCCAGTGAAGGCAGGGCCTGCACCCGCGTCACGCGAGCCGCCATTGCCCGCGGCCAGCAGCGCGATGCCGGTGACGTAGGGATTGGCGACAAACGGCACGCTGAACTTGTCGGGGGTTGCCACATTGGCGCTCGACCGGCCGCCACCGATATACATGTAGCGGCCATCGGTGAAGTTGGTCTGCACCACGCCGGCCGGGGGCGGCGCCGCGTAGGTCGGCTTGGTGCCCGGCTCTTGATTGTAGTTGAAGCCTGCTTTTTGCACCGTGATCTGCGGCGCCTCGGCCACCCCGCCGGGGTTGGTGAAGAAGAGCGAGTTCATCCCGATGCCGATGCCGGTCGAGAGCGCGCCGGTGGACTGCTTGCCCACCGGGTCGCGGTCGAGTGGCGAGCCCTTCGGCCCCGACAGCGGATCGAAGATGACCGGGCGGCCAGCGTTCGGGTTGGCCGCGTTGTTGACAACGCTATCGCCGGGGAGTCCTGCGGGCATGATGTTCCCTTTCGCTTTAAAGTGGTGACGCGGCGATGCTTGCGCACCGCCGCGAAGAGCGCCGCAGTGACAGGGCTACGGGCTCTTGAGCCGGCCTTGGAAATACTGGCCCGAGCACGTCATGTTCCCGGCCCACGCCAGAATCGTCACTTCCGCGTCCTGATTGATCGCGTAGCGCTTGTTCGGCGAGAGCGGCACCATGTCGCGCCGCGCATGCGGCCGCCACTTCAAGAATTTCGTGTTGAGGAACAGCGCCGTCTTGGCCGGCGCGCCGGTGCCCCACGAGGAACTGGCGAAGTAGATGCCGCCGTCGAGCACAACGTCGGCATCCATGAACTTGATCGTGGGGAAGCCGAGCCGCGCGCTGCCGGGATCGGTGAAGCGCTGCTGCGCTTGCAGCGAGGCCATGTAAACGCCCCACATGAAGTTGTCCACGATGATGACGTTCGGGCGATCCTGCCCGCGCACGAGGTTGGCCCACGTGTCGTTCATCGCGCCTTGGATCGTGTCTTTCGCCGCGGCCGCCGCCATCAGGTTGAAATACGGCCGCCAGAAGCCCCACGTGGCGCGGTCGATGCCGCCATAGGTGCCGGTAGCAACCCGGCCGGTGGCGCCCGCGCTGGGCACCGCCGCGTCGATCCCGCTGATGCTCTTGCCGCCGGCCGTGGTGCCGTCGCCGTAGAAGCCGAAGCTCAGGATGTTCGCCATCGTGGATTCGCCCACGCTGATGCGCGCATCGAGCAGGTCGATCATTTGCTCGCGGCCTGAGTTCTGCAAATCTTCGAGGCCGCTCATCACGATCGGCACGGCCGCTTGCTTGAGCGTGAAGCGCGCCGCGCTGATGACATCCTGCGCCGCCACCGGCAGCAGGTCATAGCCGGAATAGAAGCCGCCGTTGTTGTTCTCGGCGAAGGCCAGTTCTTCGAGGATTTCCGAGCCGCCGGAAATCGTTTTGACGTTGCCCTTGTCCTTGATGTAGGCGAGGCCAGCGTTGTTGTTCGTCACGTTGTCGGCGATCTGCTTCGACCGCGACTCGATGGTGGTTGCGACGATATCGGTGACGCTAGGAAAAGACATAGCTCCCTCACGGAAAAAGTTGACGATGGAAAGCGAAATCGCTTAGTCGTCGCCTTTGACGGTGGGGGAGCCGGTGCCTTTAAAGGCGGGGCTCGCTCCGGGGCAGAGGATGGCGCGGCGCGGGGGCGCCGGGTTCATACCCGAAGGCGGTACGGTGCTGCGAGCCAGAAAAATTTACGCGCTAGTGTGCAAGGTGTCAATGGCCGCTTCCAAGCTCGCGCGCACCGAAGGGTTGGCGCCCGCGCTGACTGCCATGCGCGCCGCCGGTGGCGCCGGCCCGGTGGTGAGGCTGCTCGATGCGTGCCGCGCCGCGGCCAGCGTGCGGGCCGCCTGCGAGGCGCTCATCCGCATGCCGCGGCTCTCGACCACCTTGCGCACTTCGGGCTCGATCATGATGGCCCGCTGGTACGCATCTTCCATGCTCATTTCGATCCCGCGCTTGGCCGCCGCGTCCATCACGTCGGCCATCGTCAGGCGCACGTCATCGAAGAACTCGTGGCGGCCGTCAGCCTTGAAGGCCGCGACTTCACCGCGGATGCCGTCGGCGTTCTGCTGCTCGACCTGTTGCAGCAGCGCGTCGAGGCGCGGATCGCGGAACTGCTGCTGCGGCATCTGCGGCGGCATGCCGGCCTGCGCGTTGGGGTACACCGGCATCTGACCGCCGCCGCGGATCGCGCTCGCCAGATGGGCGTCGAGCGCATCGAGCGGCACCGCGTAGCGCTGCACCAGCGCCGCGACGAACGCAGCGCGATCGCCCGGCGGCCCGGTGCGCAGCAGCGTGGCCGCGCGCAGGTAGTCATGGAACGCGCTCAACGGCTCGCCACCCTCGGCTTCCATCAGCGCGCGGTAGGGCTCCACCACCGCGTTGAAGCGGCCGATCATGCTGCGCATGTGGGCGTTCTCGCGCAGGCGCTCGACCTGCTCGCCTTCGCGCCGGTGAATCTCGGCCTGCACGTCAGGCGCCAGCGTTTTCCAGTGCTCGCGCAGCCCGGCCTTCCAACTGGCCGGCGCCGGGGCCATCGGCTCGGCGCTGGGGGCCGCCGGCGCCGCGCGGGGTGCTCCCGGTGCCGGCGGGGCCGCCGGATCGCGTAGCGGGGCTTCTGGTGGCGCCGCCAGCGAGGCTACGCCGCCCGCCTCGGGCGAGGCGTTGGGATCAACCTCGACGTGCTCGGTGATCGCAGCTTCGATCGAGTCGCGCAGGCTGGGCTCTTCAACGGTGCTATCGGGCGCTTCGGTGTCGGGGGTCATCGACGGCCTCTCTTGCTTTCAAGTTGGGCAATCACGCGGGCGATATCGTGCTTGCGGTTGGGATCAACGCCGCGGGCGATGCGCTCGCGCTGCTCGGCGTGGCGTTGCCAGTGCCCGCCGCCGTAGTCATCGACGGTGGTGAGCCCGGTGCGCTTCATGTAGTCGCGGTGCTTGCTGCGACTGCTGATGTCCGCACCGTCAGTGGTGCGCAGGCCGTCGTAGTGCCGATCGCCCCACAACGCGCTGTCGGTGCGCGCGCTGTCGGGCTCGTGGTCGGCCGTGACCTCGTGAAATTCGAGGGTCACACGGTCTTGGATGAAGCGCCGCCGGGTCACACCGCGTCCTGCGTCGGCGCCAGTTCAAGCTCGCGCACTTCATATTCGAGCACGTAGCGCTTGCGCCGCTCGGGACAGGTCAGCATGGCGCAGAACACCGTCGCCTTCGGGCTCGGTGTCGGCGTATCGGTGTCGCGGCGGATCATCATGATGTTGCCGCAGACGCCGCAGATCGGCGTGCCCGGTGTAAGCAGTACCTTCATGGTTCACATCCCCGGTAGGCCCGGCAGCGCCGGCATCGGGCCGGGCGCTTTGGGCGGGAAGCCGCCGGTAGCGCCCGACGGCGGTTGCGGCCCCGGTGCGCCCTGCGGCGCGCCACCCGGTGGCGGGGGGCCGCCCTGCGGCCCCGGTGGATCGGTGTTGACCATCGCCTTCACCTGCTGCGCGTTCTGCATACCGAACATCTGCAACTGCTGCGCAGCCACCAGCGGCGGGATGCCCATTTCCACCAGCGTCTTGATCGCCTTCGCAAACGATTCCTGCGCGTTGGCGAGGTTCTCGCCGGCACTGGCGAGTTCCTTCTTGTCGAACGGGGTGGGTGGCGGCGGGGGCGGTGGCGGCTTCGCCTTCTCGGCCTGCATCGCTTGCAGCGCCTGATCCAGCACGCCCTCGATCTGCTTGCCGGCTTTAAAGCCGCTGGCTGTCCATTGCAGCATCTGGATCACGAACGGCCCCGCGGAAGGCGTTGCCTGCACCATCGGCAAGCTCGCTTGGATGAAGCCGCTGACCGCGCTCAGGAACTCGACCCGCTGGCCCTTTTCCAGTTCCCAATCGGGCGCGGTCACGTTGTCGGCGCTGATCTTCACGCGCATGGCGACAGAGGGATCGGTCTTGAGCAGCTTGATCGCCTCGTCGGCCATCTGCGCATCCGGCGTCTTGTCGATCTGCGAGACTTCCTTGATCGTGTTGGGCTGCCAGTGCTTGCAGATGATTTCGGCGCGCATGCGGTAGTTGTCGGTGACGAAACGCGCGACCTCTTCGCTGCCGCGCGCACCGCGCGCGCTGCCGAACTGCGCTTTCAGCCGCTGCGTGGTGGCGGTTTCCTTGGTCTGCGCCATGCCGCGCTGGATGTCGCTGATGCCGAGCAACTCGAACACTTCCTGCGAGAGCGTCTGCTTGCGCTGGGTGAGGTAGGTGAGCGTTGCCACCACCATGTCGAGCGGCATCCAATCGACCTGCCCCTTGATCCCGCCCTTCTCGGCGAACATGGCCCAATTATCGACCGGGATCAGTTGGTTCATCGTCGCTTGGTTGAGCATGCGCTGCACGCCATCGGCCGCTTTGTCGTACACGCCGACCAGCTTTAAAGCCTCGGTGAGCAGGCCGGTGCGGGCGACGATCAGATCGAGTTCGTCGTACTGGCTGCGGGCGTAGTCGTAGTCCGGCTTGGGGATGTACGCCTTGGTCAGCGTGGTGGCGCAAAGCGGCCGCCGCACCGGGAAGAAGTCTTGCAGCTTGAGCGGGTCTTGCTTCGCATCGAGCAGCTTGTCATGGCCCTGCACGTACCAATAGGCCCACTGCGTGGTGCCGCACCAGATTTCCCACACGTCGGCCATGTCCTCGGTCAACGCGCGCAGCGGATCGTCGTCGCTGCTCGCCCGCGTTGTAGACGTTGACTTCAACGCCATCGGCACGCCAGCCGCAGCCGGGCCGAAGCGCTTGCGCAAGGCGTCCCCGGTCATCGGCACGCGGCGCGCAACCCAGCGCCGTTCCTGCCAGCGCTTGCAGGGGCTGAACAGGAAGTCCGACCAGCGCACGTAGTCGAGCGGCGCGCGTTCCTCGGTGATTATCGGGATCATCAACTGGCCGCCCTGCTCATCGAGCACGTCGGCGATCG